ATCGTGTTCAATCAGTCGACCGTGTTTACGAGCGCATACACCGGAAGTGTCCAGGCTGATCTCTTTGTCGATTACGTCTACGTGTCAAAGGCTGAGCGAGACTACATGACACTGTACCCTCTGACGTACATGTCTCAGACGTTTCAGCTCGTTCGATTTCGTCTGCCGGCGAGTTTTTACCAAGCGACGTATTCGCTCTTGACGCGGTTCGTCAACTCGGTCGCCGAGCTTTACTGGGTCGTCCAGAGTGACAACGCGTCGAACGTCTACGACTATACAAACAGTGGCACGGATCATCTCGTGGCCCTGCGTCTCGCGTCAGACAATGTCGACATCATCACGGCAGACTATGCGTCGGCGCTCTACCTGCGCGTGATTCAGGGAATGGACTTTCACACGCGCGTCCCGGACAGTCAATTTTACATGTACTCGTTCGGTATCGCGCCTGAGCTCGACTCGCCGAGTGGGACGCTCAACTTTTCTTCGCTCGAGAATCAGCGGCACGAGCTCACATTGACACCGTGCATCACCGGCCGCGACGTGCGAATCTACGCTCGGTCGTACAACGTGTTTCACATGTCGGGCGGCGAAGGCCATGTCGTCTTCCCGACGCAAGAAGCTGGACCGGTTGACGGGTCAATCAACGGTGTGTCGACCAGTCTGCTCGGATCGGCACCCGGAAATGGTGTCTTTTCGCTGTACTATGGTGGGACGGGTGGTACCGGGAACTATGGCGCGTCGGGATCTGCAGTCGATCCATTCGGAAACACGTACTCGTGTGGAACTTTTGGGACGTCGACGCTCGTCGTGTACAACAAGGATGGGTCGACGTTCGGGACGTTCAATCTCGTCACGGGCTCGACCAACACGGGCTATATCGTCAAGTACAACACGGTCGGTGTGGCGCAATGGGTCACGACGATCGGTGGACCGGGGTCGAGCAGGGTCAACGTGACGGGTGTCGAGGTGGATACGTACGGCGATCTCCTCGTTTCCGGTACAATCATATCGACCGCTTCACAGACTGTGACGCTGTACACGAACGGGGTGACGGCATACGGCACGACGCTCACGACGACGGCCGGAACGTACGACATGTTCCTGACCAAGCTCGCGAGTGCGACGGGTACGCCTCAATGGCTCGTGCCCATCACGGGAAGCGTCGCTGGTTCGGAAGGTGCAAATGCACGGCAGACGATTGCGACGTACCAAAATTTCCTTTCGATCGGAACCGACCTTCCGGGCAACGCCTACCTGACGTTCACATCCAACTCGACGTCCGTGTCGACGAGCGGCGTGTCTCGGTCGACCATCGGCACGACATACAACGGGTCGACGAGCGGCTTGTACAGCCCGAACACCTACCTGACCCAGTTTAACAAGTCGGGCACGTTTCAGTGGATCGCAGGCATTGCCGGTAATCCGTCCGGAAACATCTTTGTGACGTCGGCGACGACAACCATCAACGGTCTCACGTCCGTCACGGGGTATTTCACGTCAAACACATTCACGCCGTTCAACACAGCCGGTCAGACGAACACGGGATATGCTCTCACGCGATCAGATTTCGACAGTTCCTTCGGTGTTCCGGCGGCTGTCACGACGACAACCGTCAACAGTTACCTGGCGACGTACACTTCAAGTGGAACGATCCAGATGCTGGCACAGTACGTCGGCTCGAATGTACAATCGCTGAGCGTCGCACAGGACACGTCGGCAAACATCGTGACGTGTGGCACATTCGTCGGCAGTACGCTCGTCTTTTACAACTCGTCCGTGTCGAGCATCCCCCCGTCCTTGTTTGGCATTGGAGGTTTTCTCATACCAGCATCCGGTGTTGACACGTATGCATTCATCATCAAGTATTCTACGCTCGGATATGTCCAATGGGCGACGCAGATTGGCGGGACCGGTCAAACATATCTCACGTCCTGTACGATCGATGCGACGAACCGCGTGTATTCATGTGGATACACGACGTCACCGACGATGCGTGTCGGAACACGGACTCTCAGACTCATTGGTACCATAGACGGTATTGTTGTAAAGTACTCTACGTCGGGTGCATACGCATGGGCTCTCCAGATTGGGGCACCGGGCGCGACAGTCAATTGTCGTTCCGTCGCAGTCGATCCACTCTCACAAAACATCGTCGTGACGGGCACATACACATCGACTGTCCCGGTTGTCGTCTACACGGTCAGCGGCATCCCTTCAGGCGTGACACTCCCGGTGGCGAGCATCGTTCAGCCTTTCATAATCGAGTTAAAGGCGTAGAGCCTTTTAAAGTCAATGTTCGTGTGCGTCGTCACTCGCAACAAGTCGATCGCGGCGACGACGCTTCACGCCCTCATGAACATTCACATGTACGCCATGCATAAAGGCTTGCATGTCGATGTTCATTTCGTCGCGGACATGTCTACTCTGCCCAAGCTCATCAAGTCGGGCGAGCGCATCATCTGGTTCGATTACGGCACGAACTTGGATGAGCAAAGTCTGCGCACGCTATGCGACCCGTTTGAGAAGGACACCAAGGTGCTCGTGTGTCCGTCAGTCAAGGAGGGGGTCGACTGGGAAATGTTTCGCCGAAAGACGCTGGCAGGATCGAAAGAGCCTGCATGTCAGCGTGGTCTCACGTTTGACACTGACGTGAACAAAAAGTGGGCCGATGGCTTGTATGAGGTGTCCAAAACGTCGGCGCGCGTCTGGGCGATGGATTCAAAGGCGGTTGACAAGAAACTCCGGGGCGACAAGGTGCCCATCAAGCTGCCCATTCATTCGTACGAGGCGATGTTTGATCAGCTCTTGAAGCTCGTCAAGGTGGGTGCGCTGACTCAGTCACAGGTTGTCTGTCATTACACGTACGAGTGTCTCGGAAACATCTTAGAGACACCGGGCGTTCGTGTAGATAAGTAGACACACATGGGCGAAACCCTTGCTCTCCGGGCATTCGTGAATCGAGTCTGGGGCTTTGCACTCGACTCGACGTATTTTCCAGGTCCTCAGCCTGTTTCAATTGAGCGGCAACACTTCCCGCTTTTGAAAAAGTCTGCCTACCTCGCGTGTCACAAAATGGATGGAGTGCGCCACTTGCTCGCATGCTGCGAGATTGACGGGGTCAAGCGTGCCGCGCTCATCGATCGTACATTTGATGTACAGTTATACACGTACACGCTTCCCAAGGATACGTTATTGGACGGTGAGCTCGTCACTCGGCTGAGCGACGGCAAGCAGGTGTTTCTGGTTCACGACGCGATGATGATTCGAGGCGAATCGCTCACGCAGATGCCCCTGTCCGAACGACTCATGAAGGCGCGCGCGCTCGTCAAGACGATTCTGACCAAGACGCCGTTTGTGACGATAGTCAAGGAGATGCGCATGCTTGCCGACATGAAGAACCTCGAGGTTCCTCCATACGAGACGGACGGACTCATCTTTACACCGATGAACGAGCCGGTTCGGACGGGCACGCACGAAACGATGTTCAAATGGAAACCGCGTGATCGCATCACGATCGATTTTCAGGTGTACAACAAGGCTGATCTGCACATTCAAGAGCGTGGTCGTCTCATTCATGAGACGCGTCTCCTCAGAGGTGAGTACCCGGACGGCACAATCGTCGAGTGTGAGTATGGTGATCTCGGGTGGAACGTCGTCAAGGTGCGCACGGACAAGGCGTACCCGAACAACCGTCGAACCTATCTACGCACGCTTGTTAACCTGAGGGAGGATATCAAGCGTGAAGAGTTCTTAAGGATATAGCGCACTGTATATGTAATGGAAAAACGTCTAGCAATCGCCAAAGAGGTGATCGACATGGCCTATTCAATGGACATGTGGATCTTCGGGGGGTACGTCCGTGACGTCGTCGTTCGTCGCCAGAGGAAGTTTGGAGATCTTGACATTTGCTGTAGCCGCGACACGACTGACGTGTCTCAGTTTATTCGCATGCTCGGCACTCGGTACGACGTGACGTCACACGATGTTCGCACGTTTGAGCACACGTACGGATCCATGTCACCCGGTATTCGAAAGCTACACAAGTGTAGCGTGCGCGTAGGAAATGTTCACATGCGCGTCGACGTGGTTGTGTATGACGACTCGTTCCGTGAGTGGTGCAAGGAGCACACCGTCGACTTTTCGTGCAACCTCTTTTACATGAAGCGTGACGTGGCGCTCGGCATACGCTACGTTCCAGACTTTCTCAAGCACGATCCGTCTCCCATGACGAAGCTGATTGAGATGACGTGCGAATATGAGTTTCAGCGCATATGGGACGTGCCGCGTACGACCCGCCCACAGTGGATCAACGTCATTCGCATTCACGATCGGGCCAAGGAACTCATCAAGCGTGGATGGTATATGCCATCGACACCCACACTCATGTCCGAACTCATGAGTCTCGAAATTGGAAACCGACCCTATGCACATGAAGAGTGTGAACGTACGATGCGTATTATTGAAAGTGTCCAGTCTGAGCGTGCCATCAAGCTCCTCGAGCGTTATACGGGTCGTACGTCAGTGACGACCAGCATCAAGAATAATATGTGTCTCTAGTACATGTTGACTCGGCGACAGATCGAGAATGCGGTTCGGCGCACCGTCGAGCGGGAGAACTCCCGTCACGTAAGGCAGGCTCGCAATCGCAACAACAGTGCAAAGTTCATGAATGCTCTCAAGGCTGAGAAGAACCGCAACATAAAGCCGTTGACGCCCCGACTCCGAGCCAGGGCGACACTCACGGGCGTGAGTGTACTGCGTCGGAACGCCTTTCGCAGGGCGGTCAAGTCGCCTGTCAGGCCCAATCTGCGTCGCGCTACACTTCTGACAGCTCAAGCGCTCCGTATGTATAACAACTCACGAAAGCACCTCTAGAGAGCTTTCAGAAAGTTGCGATTCTGGCGCGCGACACTCGTATTGTTGTTTGAAAGAGTCCGATTTTTCTGTCGGATGAGGTGACGAATCTTGACGACGGGTGTTTTGTCGTAGACCACAATGTTCGTCTTTGTGATGTTCGGAGCCAAGTTTGAATCTGCCGCGAGCAGATCAATACTAAAACGACCGTGGGTCAGTTTCATATGCTGAAACCGTATAGGCGGTGGTTTATTTGTAGTGTAGCCGATGCTGGCCAAAGCCCCGATAAAGATGTGATAGTCCTGTGCACGAATGACAATGTCTATGTCGTTCGGCTGACG